AGGATATTTTATGCCGTTTTTTATTATTATATTATTTCTTAAATTTTTATCTGGCAACCAAGAAACAAAAAATCTTCCGTTTTTTGAAGGAGTCCAAATAACCTCAGTATCTTTTATACCATTTTTCCATGAAAAAGACCCTTGAACTACATAACCTTTCATATTCATATCTTCATTAAAATCTATTTGCTCATATATTTTAGTAAGATTAAATAAAGAATTTAATGTTTCATCTCTAAAAGCGTGTTTTTCAGAACGAGGAAATTGTCTATAATATTCGTTTAAACTATCTGAATCATTTTTTAAGCCGTCAACTTCATTTTCCCAATGCTCGATGACTCCTGTATATATTTTCTCGCCATCAATTCCTTCAACCGGTTTTGATGGTGTATCGAAGACAGGATAACCATACTTGTCAATAAATCCTTCGTAACCCCATTCCATAGGTAAGAACAAAGCATATAATCCGCTTGAAGTCTGGCCATTTTTATTTCGTTTAGTGACATCTGAGTCATAGTATAATTTTTTAAAATTATCTCCACCTTTGTCAAGCGAATTAGATGTTGAACCCATCATACATTTGCCAACTATCTTCGACCCGAGACGTAAACACGTTTTTGTGACTCTCCAGTTATTGAGGATGTTGTCCGGCCTTTCCCATTTACCGGATTCATCATGGACGAGGAGTTGTAGTTTCTCTCCGTCATAGGAGTTATCGCCCGTGTTCTTCCAGTCGATCGTGGTATCCAATCCTGATGGTATGTCCTCCGCAATTCCTGCGACTTTAATTGTATTCCTTGTAAGTTTTCTTGACGGGACCTTATATGATAATTCTGTTTTGGGGCGTTCCATTCCGTCTTGTATTGGCTTAAAAAAGAATGGGTAATTCGTGGATATAGGTACCACCTTGTCGGTAAACATTTTTTTAGCATCGCCTCCTGTCTTAGAAAGAATGCCAAACCTCGAATCTTTGGTTGTTGTTGCAATATTGACCACTTCCGAACTCGCCATAAAGGAGAAACCAGACCGTCTATTCTTGAGGTAGCACATCCCATAGGATCTACTATCCAACTTACAGGCCTCCCAGAAATAAAAAAATATTCTATTGGCTTGTCTAAAATCGGGTGAGCCGATGTCAATCTTAGTCCAGTTGAGGTATATATAGTGTGACCCTGTAATGTAACACGGGGTACCGTTGCACATGAACCAATAACCATTATTACGATAGTTAAACTCAATATCAATGTACTTATAATACTTTTCTTTAAGGTCTTCTTTATTAAGTTTAAAATCATATATAGTTTTTATTCTATCAAGTGATTGAGGTCTTTCTCTTTTAATAAATACTTGATCTTCTTTTTTTAAATTAGATCCGTTTATTTGTTTTGGAATTTGAGGTATTGCTACCTTTAGACCTTGAATTTCATATATATCACCTATTGTGCCATCTTTACTAATTATTACACAATCAAGTTCCTCATTATAACCAGGTTTAAATTTTTTATGCCTGTTTTTATTTTTTATTTTTTTATCCTCTAAATGGTTTGTATGAATTGAATATAAATTTTGTTTGTACATTATTTAATTCTATCTTCTACACCTAAAAACTTTTGAGATTTTTTTTCTTTTTTGTTTTCGGATAACTGTTCAATTTTTTCTATAATTTTTAATGAGTCATCAATTGCAACCCATTTTGCTTGCGCAGATATTTTAGCTTTTTCAGGATCTAATTCTTTCAAATTTATTTTTTGTGTAATAACTTTTTCAAGCTCTATTAAAGCTTTTTCTGCAGCATCAATTACTCTTTGTTTCCTCGACATAATTTGTAGTTATATAATTTGATAAAATTCTATATAATTTTTGGCCATCTATATTAAATTCGTATTCAGAGTCAGGCTTAAACCCTACCACGTCTCCTTCGGATAGTCCTAATTCTTTTAAATAGTTATTGCTATACACAAGCACTCCTTGCAAATCTTTTTCCTTTAAACCTTCCCATTTTGATTTTTGTTTTATTGGTTTTACAAAACAAAACTGATCAAAACAGCGCCATTCATTGTTTCTTTTATAAGCAAAAACTTCTTCTGGTGAAACTATATAATCATTTTCACTTAAGAACGCAGCAGAATTTTTTTCATTTCCTCTTATATCATACCATCTTCTAAAAACATTATGATGTAAAATTACTTCATCTCCTATTTCAGCAGGTGTTTTTATATAAAGTGGTGTTGATTTTATAATACCTATTCTATTAACAAATTGATAATCTCTTTCAGTAATTTCAGTATTTAAGATTAACTCTTTGTCTTCTATTTTTTTAGAGTTATTGTACCTATTATTACAAGAAATAATGTAATTTTGAATTGATCTCAATTTAGTAATCCAAATTATATTCTACAGATATTGCCATGTTATTATTAAAATGTTTCCAAGGTAATACCTCATCATTTTTTTTAATAAATATTTTATAGCAATCTTCCTCTTGTAATATATCGCATATTGTATGCCCACCATAAACCTCTTGGCCAACAGAATAATGCATTGCTTCATTCTTATAATCTTGACCAATTGATATTTTTCTAATTAATTTCATTAAATTTTTATTAATATGTCCAAATTGTTTTTTCAGGAGCGCCTGGATAACCAATTCCTAAATGTATAAATCCTTTTTTTCTACTAATACCTATTCTAGTAAATCCAACTTCAATTGCAGCTTTAACTAATCTAAATGTTTTTCCGCCACCAACACTTTCAATATCAACTGCGGCACCATATGCATGTTCGCCTGGCTGTTCTTTTGCAGCCTCTATAGGGTGTTCAGGGCTTCTATAGTCAGATGTAATTTTTATTGGATAACCATAAATTCCACGCATTTTATCTAACATAGATAAAAGCTTTTCATCCATCATTTCAAAATTATTAAATTCAGATTTATCAAAGTATTTCATTTTATTTTTTTAATTTTTGTGTTATACCAATTACAGTATATACAATAGTTAAAATAAGAACTATTGTTTGTAACATTGGGTTTATATCCGGCATAAACGAAAATGTTATACCCCCAAGACTGATCCCATATATTTTTAGATCTTGCATTTTTTATTTATGTTTACTATTTCCAAATACTTTTTCTACTCCGCGCGATCCAAAATAACCACCAATTACAATTGTAAGAAGACCGGTTATAGAATCTAAAGGATAGCCCATATACCAGCCGGCTACATAGCTTATCGTTAAAAAAACTAAAGTTAAAGGTCGAACATTAGCAGCAAGCCATGATCCTGAAGTTGCATCCGCTACCCAGCGTTTTGTTGTACCATCTATTTCAGCTCTTTCTAAATCTAATTTTTTAAGTGCAATTTTTTTATCAGCTTCTGACATATCAGAGCCGCCTATAATAGCTTGTATTACAGAACCTACAGGTGTGTCACCTGCGATTGCGCCAACGACATTAGGAATTTTTTCTAATAAAAATTTCCCAACACCTGTATCTTTAAAACGTTTTTTTGCCATATTTAATTTTATTTAAATGCCATATATAAGTAAGTGCTTCCAGAAGCGTTTAAATTTGTCCAAGCACTGCTAAAATCTACTTCAAAAGTAGTAGCTGTAGTAGTAATAACCATCCCATCATAAGCTGTTCCAGTTGTGTCATATTCCGCATTATTTAAATTTGCATATAATATTTTTGGAAAAGCTGTTGTACTACCTGCTCTTGCAGCATCAAAAATATACCAACCTCCTGTATCAGATGTTCTTTTAATAAGTACCCAAGATGGCCTAAATCCTACTGTTATAGAAGGACCTGTTGTGCTTCCATTTCCGGTATATTTTCCTATAGAGCTATAACCGGTAACGCTGTGAAAACAATAATTAATAATATCTAGATCAGTACCCGTCCACCAATCAGTAAAAGTACTACTCCCAATTTGAAAATTAGCAAAACTACCTGTCATATCTGTTTTTGCAGCTGTGCCATTAAGATTTAAATAATCTATGCTCCCGTCTATTACATTAGTTATAACGTACCAATCAGAGGTAGATGTGCCAGAGGGACCAAATTTTTTTTGAAAAATAATTTGTGGAGCAGAACTTAACCCATGACCGACCGCAAATTGCTGAACAGTATTAATGTTTGTGTATCTTACAATACTAAATCCAGCAGCGGTGTTTGCACTAACTATACTTGGAATACTCCCGTCATTATTTATAGTAGCTAAATTTCTATCATGGTCTAAAGCTTTCCAACTCCAAGCTACAGAATTACCAGAACCGGAATTTGAGTTATCTGAACTTCCTAACGTAAACCCGTCTGAATCAAAAGAATTAAAAGCATTACTTACAGAACTTTGTACATTAGTTGTATTAGCCTGGATTAGCTTATTTACACCTCTTATTGAATCATATAAAGAATGATTGTAAGCATTAGTTCTTGATTTAGTCCATACAAAATCTGGTTTAAAACCTAAACCTGTTATTGATTGTGTTCCGTTATTAGAAGCAAAAGTTTTTGTATTAAAACTATTAGCTTCAGTTGGTTCTGTAGTATCTGGATTTGCGGCTATAGCCATAAACATGTAGGTACTACCGGATGTATTTAAATCATTAGAAGCATCTTCAGCAATTTCAAAACCATTAGTGTGAAAATTTACATTATAACCGCTTGAATAAGAGCTTTCTGCATTACTTGAATTAGCCGCTAATACTTTACTATTAGGATTAACCGTATCTCTTTTATTATCATATATACACCAATTACCAGTATTTGATACTTCTTTTATCATGAGCCAAGCTGGTTCAAATCCTGTGTAAACAAATGGGCCGGTACCTGCGGTCCCAACATAAGAACCTATACGCTGATAACCATCTATATTTGCAAAACAATAAGCAACTTGGTTTGATGAAGCCGAAGACCAATATGCCCCTGCTTGAGGAAGTTCTAAAGTAGTAGACTTTATAGTCATAAAACTACCAGACCCATAAGCATCACTATCATTTAAAGATAGCCAGTTAGTTGTAGTATTACCTGTAGATATATTAGTATAAACTCCCCAATCTTGAGACGCATCTAATCTTTTAGTTATTACTAATGAAGGGGCTTTACTCAAGCCATGCCCTATAGACATACCTACTGTATTATTAGGACTATATGTAACAATACTAAACCCAGATTCTTGTGATGCACTAACGGTACTTGTGATTGTTCCATCGTTATTAGTTACATTAGATGAACCTGCTTTCCAGTTCCAAGATACTCTTGGAAAAGCACTACTTACACCACCAGCTGTCCCTATAGTAAATCCATCCGAATCAAAAGAAGTTAATGAACCAGACTGAGAATACTCTGCATTTTGTAAATCAGAATAAATTTCTTTTTCAACACCTCTAACACTATCATATAAATAATGACTATTAGCAGCAGTAGTTGTTTTTGTCCATACAAAACCTGGTTGAAAACCTACTCCAGTTATTGATTGTGCAGAGCCTGTTCCTGTATATAGTTTTGTATTAAAATAACTTTCAGGAGTTGTTATAGTATTAGCGCATTGTATTTCGTTATAAAGTGTCGTAACTTCTGAAGCACTAATTGCTTTATTAAATATTCTTACTTGATCTATTGTACCGTCAAATTGTTGTGCGGCACCTGTTGCTGCCCCATAATTTCCTAATACAAAAGCATTAACACCAGCTGCTAAAGATTGAGAGCTTGTGCCTGTTGAGCCTAATTGAGAGCCGTTAACATATCCCTTCACAGCTGTACCGTCAACAGTAATAACTAAATGTGCCCATTCTCCGTAATGCGCAAATGTACCAAAGGTTATTGTTGTGCCCAGACCACCTCCTGCATCATTTACAGATGCTTGAAGACTTTGACTATATATTCTAATTGAAAACCTATGAGACGAATTTGCACCTGCAGCATTAAAATCCCCAAAAATATAACTAGTTTTTGTGTTTACAGTTTTTATCCAACCCGACCAGCTAAGCTGCGTTCCTCCAGGCCAAGTAAGACCCGTAGTCATATAAGAGTTAGTCCCATTAAATTTTCCAGCAAAACCATATTTGCCTACAACATTAAAATCTACATTATTTGTCGTTGTTGCATTATAAGACCCAGTTTCATCTGTACTGTTCTGCATTTTATAATATGCTATAGTAGATGGGTTAGATATATTACCTAGTGCCGCTGTAGTTGTAGTTTCATTATAAAGATTATTTATTTCACCCGGACTTAACGCTTTGCTAAATATTCTTGCTTGATCTATTTCTCCGATATAACCATAAGCTCCACCAAAATATCCACCAAAATAATATTCTGTATCTGAAAAATCATTAGTTAATCCCTGAGCAGTATAAGTTCCTAAAGAACTACCATTTAAAAATAATTCCCAAGCGACACCATAATTTCTTGTTAAAACTACGTGATTCCATTGATTCGCAGTTAAAGTTCCTGTATTAAATATATTATAATAGCTACCGCCAATTGTTCCAACCCAAGGGCGTAATGTATAACCATATATATAAAAAGCAAGTCCCACACCTCCAATACCACTATCGTAACCTTTTTGATAGAAAGGTATATAATAATTACTAGCAGATAATCCGGAGCTAGGCTTTAGCCACATAGAAATAGAAAAAGAATTAGTCCATGGAAGAGCCGAAGAAACGGTTATTAATCCATTAGTATTAAACACAGCAGATTTATTAAATTTGCCTGTGGCATAAGTTACATTAGACGTAGTACCACTGTAATCATATATTACATTTGATGCTGTTCCATTCTTTGGGGTTGTAGTATCTAAATCGTTTGCATTTCCTTCAAAAGTATATGCTGCAACACAACTAGTATCACTTAAAACTTGCAAAGTATTAGCTGTAGTTGTAGTTTCATTATAAAGTGTCGTTATTTCAGAAGTACTTAATGCTTTATTAAAAACACGAACTTGATCAATATTACCATTAAAATACCTGGGATTACTAGCACTTGCATTTTGATAACCTATAGCAGCTTTTTCTGTAAATGGCCATACGTTTGCTGCTGATGCAGTTTGGCTAAGCACTGGTGTAGAATTACCATCTACATAAAGTTTTATAGTATTATTTGGATTGTCAAGTACAACAACAGCATGATGCCAATTACCGTCTCTATAACTTATACTAGTTCCACCGCTAGTTCCTCCTAAGGAATAATTTGCTAAATATAAATGACCATCTGGATTACCTCCATAAGCAGGTTCCATAAATAATCCCCATCCTGGCTTATTAGTATCATAAGCATAAGCATCAAGTATAGTCTCTGAATCACCAGCTGTATTACCACTTGAAGATTTAAACCAAACAGAAGCTGAAGAACTACCTGTGCTATTATCAGGTAAAATATTATCGGGTAAATCTATTTTAGAAGAGCTACCATTAAATACACCACCTTTATTAAACTTACCAGTGCTTGACGCAGTATCATTAGCATTATCTTCAAATCTATAAAGAGCAACGGAATCTGTTGTACCTGCATCTAATATTTGCGTA